ATTTCAAATCCCCATCCCTCCCCTTCCTATTCAACAAGAGATTGTGCGCATCCTCGACAACTTTACCAAGCTGGAGGCGGAGCTGGAGGCGGAGCTGGAGGCGGAGCTGGAGGCGCGTAAAAAGCAGTATGAATACTATCGTAATCAACTGCTTACAACCATCGAAAAAGACGGCAAATGGTATATGAGTGGGAATGAAGTGGGGTGGAAGACGCTTGGGGAAGTTTGTGTTTCGCTTAGGAAGGGAACACTTAAGCGGGGGCAGCTTGTTGAAGACGGGGCTTACCCGGTCATTAACTCTGGAAGAGAGTGGTATGGCTTCTATGAGTCCTATAACAATGAGGCTGATGCGCTTATTATCGCTGCAAGAGGCGAATACGCAGGTTTCGTTAGCTACATCTCCACAAAATTCTGGGCTGGTGGTTTGTGTTACCCCTACAGATCAATTAAAGATGATGTAATACAAACTAAGTTCATTTACTACTATCTTAAGAACAATGAGCAATCCATCATGGATGTTTTGGTTTCACGAGGTAGTATCCCCGCAATCAATAAATCTGATGTTGATAGAATACAAATCCCCATCCCTCCCCTCTCAGAGCAAGAGCGCATCGTTTCCATCCTCGACCGCTTTGATGCCTTGGTCAATGACATCTCCATCGGTCTGCCTGCCGAGATCGAAGCCCGACGCAAGCAATACGAATACTATCGCGGGAAGCTCTTAAGCTTCAAGAATATAGCAGACCGGGCGGAGGCTTAGATGAAATACGATCTTGTAGCGCAAAGCTCTGAAAGCACTGTCGTGGCGGAGTACAATCCTCCCCAGCGGGAGGGAGCGGGCTATCAATCCGAAAGTGAGCTGGAGCGGGAGCTGATCCGGCTGCTACAGGCTCAGGCTTATGAATACATCTCCATCACCAGCGAAGCGGAGTTGATAGCCAATCTACGCGCTCAGTTAGAAGCTTTGAACAGCTTCCAATTCAGCGATAATGAGTGGCAGGGCTTTTTTACTTCCAAGCTGGCAAATCCCAATAATGGCATTGAGGAAAAGACGGCAATCATCCAAGAAGATCATATCCAACTGCTTAGCCGCGATGATGGGAGCGTGAAAAACATCTATCTGCTGGATAAAGCCAATATCCACAACAACCGCTTGCAGGTGCTCAATCAATACAGCGTGGAGGACGGCCGGCGAGCTAACCGTTATGATGTCACGATCCTGATCAACGGCTTGCCTATGGTGCACATCGAGCTCAAGCGCCGGGGCGTGGAGATCAAAGAAGCTTTTAACCAGATAAATCGTTACAATCGTGAATCGTTTTGGGCGGGAAGCGGTCTCTTTGAATACATCCAGATCTTTGTGATCTCCAATGGCACTCATAGCAAGTATTACAGCAATACCACCAGATTTTGTCATATCAAAGAGCAAAGTGAGAGTTCGCACAAAAAGGGCAAGCGCAGCAGCAACAGCTTTGAGTTTACTTCGTGGTGGGCAGATGCCAGAAACCGCCCGATTCCGGATTTGATGGATTTTGGCAAGACCTTCTTTGCCAAGCATACGCTTTTGAACCTGATCACCAAATACTGCGTCTTTACTTCAGATAAGCAGCTGCTTGCCATGCGTCCCTATCAGATAGCCGCCACCGAGCAGATATTACAGCATCTTGAGGTGGCGAACAACTATAAGAGCTATGGCAAGATCGAGGGCGGGGGCTATGTGTGGCATACCACCGGCAGCGGAAAGACCCTCACCTCCTTCAAGACCGCGCAATTGGCCAGCAAGCTGCCCTATATCGATAAAGTGCTGTTTGTGGTGGATCGTAAAGACCTGGACTATCAGACCATGAGGGAATACGACAAGTTCGAGAAAGGCGCTGCAAACAGCAACACCAGCACGGCAAAGCTGAAGCAGCAATTGGAGGACCCACGGGCACGCATCATCATCACCACGATCCAAAAGCTGGCGATCCTGATCAAGAAGGATAAGCAGCACCCGGTGTATCATCAGCGTGTAGTGATCATCTTTGATGAATGTCACCGCTCACAATTTGGGGATATGCACAGCGCCATCACCAAGAGCTTCAAGCGCTATCATCTCTTTGGTTTTACCGGAACCCCAATCTTTGCGGCCAATGCCAATAGCAGCGGAACGAATGTACTTAGAACCACTGAACAGGCATTTGGTAAAAAGCTGCACACCTATACCATCGTGGACGCGATCACGGATAGAAACGTGCTGCCCTTTAGGATAGACTATATCAGCACCATGAAAGAGCAGGAAGATATTGCCGACACCAAGGTGTGGGATATCGACAGGGAGAAAGCTTTGGCAGCCCCAGAGAGGATAGCGAACATCGTGGGCTACATCCTGGAGCACTTTGATCAAAAGACCAAACGCAATAGCTATTACCAATTGAAAGACAGAAGATTGGCGGGCTTCAATTCCATCTTTGCCGTTGCCTCCATCGATATGGCAAAAAGGTATTATACCGAGTTTCAAAGGCAAATGGCAGAGCTGCCCAGCGACAAACGCTTGAAGGTGGCTATCATCTATAGCTTTACCGTGAACGAAGCCGATCCCGAGCTAAATGGGATAATCGAAGATGAAAACTTGGAGGATACCAGCAGATTGGACACGGGTTCCCGGGACTTCCTGGATGCCGCCATCAATGACTATAACCAGATCTTCAAGACTAACTTTGATACCAGTAGCGACAAGTTTCAAAACTATTACAAGGACGTCTCACAGCGGGTAAAAGACCGTGAGCTGGACCTGCTGATCGTGGTCAATATGTTCCTCACCGGATTTGACGCCACTACCCTCAATACGCTGTGGGTGGATAAAAATCTGCGTTTGCATGGGCTCTTGCAGGCATATTCACGCACAAACCGCATCCTCAATACGATCAAGACCTTCGGTAATATCGTCTGCTTCCGCAATCTGGAAAAGGCTACAAACGAGAGCATTGCGCTGTTTGGAGATAAGGAAGCTTGCGGCATAGTTCTGCTAAAAACCTTTGATGAGTATTACAATGGCTATCAAGCCGAGGGCAAGAAAATCCCCGGCTATGTGGAGCTGATCCAGGAATTGCAGGAGAGATTCCCTGTGGGAGAGCAAATCATCGGAGAGCAGAATCAAAAGGACTTTATCCGACTCTATGGCTCAATACTCAAGCTGCGCAATATCTTGACCACCTTTGACGATTTCATCGGCAAGGGAATCCTCTCGGAGCGGGATATTCAAGACTATCACAGCATGTACATCGATCTCTATAACGCATTGCGAAAGACCGCTAAAGGTGATGCTGAAAACGTGAATGATGACATCGTATTTGAGATGGAATTGATCAAGCAGGTGGAGATCAATATCGATTACATTCTGGAGCTGATCAAGAAATACCACGACGGAAACCAAGAAGACAAAGAGATCATCATAAACATCAACAAGGCCATAGACTCCAGCATCGAGCTGCGAAACAAGAAAGACCTGATTCAGATCTTCATCCACAACCTCAACCCGGGGACGGACGTGGAAAAGGATTGGGCCGAGTATGTGGAAAGCAAAAAGATAGAAGAGCTGAACCGGATCATCGAGGATGAAAGCCTGAACAAAGATGAGACCTTGAGATTCATCTCAAACGCCTTCCGTGATGGCTATGTGCAAACTACGGGAACAGCGCTGTCAGCCGTATTGCCCCCGGTAACAAGGTTTTCAAAGGCAGGTGAAAGAACGATCAAACGAGAGACGGTGATAGAGAAGCTAAAGGCGTTCTTTAATAGGTTTAGGGATATTTCCGCGTAATGTAGGAGGGTTTTATGATCAAGAAGATTACAATTAAAGACGAAGCATCCTACCAGGGTGAGCCTGAAGTGATTGATGGATTGACAAAATTCAGTTTCTTTTATGGAGCGAACGGGTCAGGAAAAACTACTATTAGTAGAGTTGTTAGGAATCCCCATAAGTACCCCGCATGTGAAGTCGAATGGGTAAACGGGAAGCCACTCCAAGCTTTGGTTTACAACAAAGACTTCGTCGCAGATACTTTTAAGCCGGATGAGGGAATTCCCGGAATTTTCACTTTGAGAAATGCGGATGATCAAACCGTTACAAAGATTAAAAACCTGGAGAAAGAGAAAGAGAAGACCAGCAAAGCTATTGATGATCTGACATTACAGTTGAATGGCTCTGATGGAAAATCTGGTAAGACTGGCGATTTGAAAAAGCTCGATGACGATTTCACTGAAGCCTGTTGGGCACAAAAAACCAAGTATGATAATGACTTTAAAGAAGTGTTCAAAGGCTTTAGAGGTAGCCAAGCAGACTTTGCTAAGCAGGTAAAAGCCAATTTCGTTAATCACGCTGTCTTGAAAGACTCTTCTGAACTAAAGGAGAGATATCAAAGCTTGTATATTGATGAACCTATTGCAGTGCAAGAGATAGAGTCCATAGATACCACAGAAATCAAGCTGCTTCAAATCAACTCTAAGCTCTCTCAACCCGTAGTCGGACGAAAAGATGTTGATATAGCTGCTCTTATTGATAAATTGCAATCAAGCGATTGGGTAAAGGATGGGTATCAAAACTATTATGATGTAAATGATAGAATATGTCCATTCTGCCAGCAAAAAACTTCTGAGAGCTTGGCTAAGAGTCTTCAAGCATACTTTGATGAGAGATACGATCAAAGCATTAAGAGTTTAAGCTCGTTTCTCACTCAATATGAGACTGAAACGAAGGAAATTGTGCAAATAGTCCAAGGCATCTTAGATAACAATGAGAAGTGGATTGATACTGATAGCTTGAGAACCCTCATTCAGTCTCTGAAAACAACAGTGTCAAAGAACATTCTAAGAATAAACAAGAAAATCAAAGAGCCCAGCACGAAAGAGAATTTAGATCCCATTGACGAAGTCATTGATAACATAAATACCCTTATCAATGAAGCAAACAAGACAATTAAAAGTCATAACAAAACAGTAGCCAATATAAAGAGCGAACGATCCGACTTGAAAAATCAGGTTTGGAAGTTCATTGTAGACGATGCCTTGGATACAACTGTAAAGTCATTCAAGAGGGATAAGTCTGGTTTAGATAAAGCTATTGAAAACATATCATCAAGCATTAGAACAGCCGAAGAGAGTTTGAATAGTATCAACAAGCAACTCAGAACCTTGCGAGCCGAAACTACGACTACTCAGACGACCATAGATGATATCAATGAAATATTGGATAGCTTTGGGTTCAAGGGTTTTAGGTTGGATAAGGCTACTGATAATGATAAATACAGGATCATTAGACCCAATGACGATAATACTGATGCCCAGTCCTCTCTAAGTGAAGGTGAGAAATCATTTGTTACATTTCTCTACTTCTACTTCCTGATAAAGGGAACTCAAGATGCTGAAGATACTATTGATGATAGAGTAATCGTGTTTGATGATCCTGTGTCCAGTCTTGATAATGACGTGTTGTTTGCAGTAAGCTGTTTGATAAGGAAGATTATCAGAGATGCAAGCATAGGAAACTGTAAAACTAGGCAGGTTATAGTGTTGACACATAATGTGTATTTCTACAGGCAAGTATCTCACTGTAAACACAAGGAAAAGATCTCAAGCAATGACTTATCTTATTGGGTAGTCAGAAAGAATAGAACTGGCTCAAGAATTCAAAAATACGATAAAAGCCCTATAAAGAGCTCGTATCAGTTACTTTGGGACGAATACAAGCATGTTTCATCAAACGCTCACATATTACCTAATGTAATGAGAAGAATTCTTGAGTCCTATTTCTCGCTACTGGGCGATGTGCCATTGGACAGTGTTTCTGATATTTTTGAGGGTCATAATAAACAGATCTGCGAATCTCTTTTATCATGGGTTCATGCTGGATCACACAATGTATTTGATGATGCCTATTATGATATCACTGACGAGACTGTCTTAATTTACAAAGAAGTATTCAAGGAGATTTTCTTGAAAACTGGTCACGAAGCTCATTATGAGATGATGATGGGACTATAAGATGTTAGTACTTAAGCAATAACCGTACTCGTCCTACACTTCCAATGAAAGGGCGGGAATGGGGTATGCGCTCCGGAGACTCCAACAGGATTCATCTCTGAGTCGTATTCGATCTGATCGTCCTTGATCCATGGTGCGAGAGCCTTGATATAGTCTCTCGCATCATCCAGGCTGTTTGACTTAGTATCCAGAGCCATGAGATTGTCCATCACCTCGAGAGCATCGTTTAGCGGATAGACCCTATCTTGGGCAGCCAAAGCCCGGCAGATGTCACTGGTGCGGTCATCCAAGATTACCACGAGCTTGTAGTATCTCGCTTTGGCTTTCTTGTAGCCTTGCAGCCTTCCGAACTCCCTGATTCTCAGTGCGGTATGCTCTGCCAATCCTTGCCAGTAGTGGGATGAGCGGTTGGCAATGTCATTGAACTGGTCTTTGAGCGTATCGGCGAGCATCTCTTTAGTATAGCCTTGTTCTATGGCCTTGGCAAGGGTGTCTGCAAAGTTCTGCCTGACATCAGCTTCAAAGTGATTCCCGATCCAGAACAACTGCTGCTTCTGGATTGTGGATGAAAGGTGCTGATCTTCAATGCCCCATAGACCTATACTGGTTTTTGTCGGTGCTTGCACTTGGGTGTCTCTGAGACCAAGCCGCACACAGCGGTCTATTATCGCTTTGGTGGGCTCATTGACCAGGGCAGCGAAGTCATCTCCCAACTGGGTATTGATGATAACCATAAGCTTATCTAAGGAGTCCTTGTTGAGCTTCTCAGCTCTTGGCATGTCACTCAGCATCTGGATGGCAAGTCGTGTCGCATCTCTGATTTCAGTTTTCCATGCATTATTCAAGACCCGGTAATACTCAAGCATAAGCTGATCATAGTAGTTCATTAGAAGGAGAATCTCCGTACCGTGACTCTGTTCTTGCCGATATCGTATTCCGAGAAGCGTTCCAAGCAACCTGCCAGAGCATCACAGCCATCGATATAGCCATCCGGATAGGTGAGGAACTGACTGATCAGTGTGGGAGTATCCTGTCCATCGGGAAAGAGCAACTTGGCGGTCTCGATGATGGTCTCGGTCCTCTCGATGCGGAGGTTCTTGTTGTCCTTGTTATCGATGCGCTTGATTCTGTGACTGATGGGCGGCAGACGGTTGTCCTGTGCCCACCGATCGAAGTCAGCCATGATACGTGCCTGGCCATAGGTGGTCTCACAGGCTGCCCTGGCTTTGACTCTATATGTTCTATCAAGTTCCTGATAGGTATCATAGTAATATCTGAAGAACTTGGTGTTCTCTGTCTGCCGTATCCAGACGTGAATCACATAGAACCTGTTGCCGTCATAGCCTATGGAGATAATGGCTTTGTAACAGCCTTTCTCACCCCAGGCAGGATCGGCATAGAGCCAGACCCGCTTCATCTTCGATGGATCAGGCAGAGTTTTGTATCTGGTGAACCAGTGGTTCTTGAAGATGTTCCCTTCAATTACCGGGTGTCCAAGCATCTCTCTCTGATAGCCGGTATGACCGAACTTGGCTCGCAGGTTTGGCAGAGTGGCAGTGGGGTATTGCTCCTCCCAGATGGATTTACCCTGCATATCTTCAAGTGAGAAACGCAATATCGCTTTCTGATGCGTTTTCAGAACCGACTGGCATCCCGTATCCAGATCAGGGTTATCAGCCCGTAATTCGCCCAAGATAAGCTCCTGAAACTGGCAGATCGCATAGTTAGGATGCACCAGGTTACCGAGCCAGACGATCCTGCCATTCCCTTCGGGTGAGAGAGCCCCGGCAAGCTCCTGGGTGATCTTCTCCATGCGTCTCTTGCCGATGGACCGGTTGCCCATGTTTTCTTCTTTGTCGATATCGTCACAGACGATCAGTCCGGGCCGCTTGGCGGTCTTGGGATTGATGGTGCCTCTATGACTCTGCTTGATGCTTCTGGCTCTGATCCTCGCTTTATTCTTGAGATAGAAGTCGAGATCAAAGGCATCCACAGGCTGCAGCTCCGGATAGTCCATTGTGAGCCGCTTGTTGTTCCGCAGCTCATGCAAGGTGAAGGCAGTGCGCTCCTGCGCCAGGTCTATGTCTGCGGCTGTATGGATCACGTAGCGTTCACCCTGGATGATCATCCAGATGGGATAGACCACTCCCATGAGTACCGTTTTGCCCAGCCCACGAAATCCGGTGATGGCGATGATGCCTGAGCCCTTGTCAGTCTCATCGAACATGGTCTCATGCGCTGGGCAAAAGGGTAGCGGGAAGATGTGCGGGAAATAGGTATGGCAGAAGAACGAGAAGGCGTCCCAGCCTGATCCGGTAGTACGCCTGATCCTCTCTGCCCTGGCTTCAGGGTTATCGTCTATAAAAGGCAAGACGGAGATCGTTTTGGATGCGATCTCCGTCAGAGCCTTGTTATGCCGCTGAATGAACTTCTTAGGCATAACCGGGTATCATCCCAACCCCCAGCAGGCTGTTGGTAGGGGACCCCGAGTTTCCGGAAGGATCAGCGGAACCGGGGGGATCGGCTCCGCTGTCAGGCAGGCAGGATGTCGTGGAGCCGGAGGAAGTAGCTCCTCTCGTTGGAGGGTAGGTTGGCTGGTGTGTTTGGAGGTAACCATGTGTCTATCCATTTCTGACTCGTAAGTACTCGGCAAGATCGAGCACGATACTTTGAAACTGTTTCAACATAGTCTCATAGCCCTTCTCGATCATGAAGTCGGTCACCTGATCCAGGAAGCGGACGATATAGTCGTTCAACTCCTTGGAAGGCTCAGCGTCCTTCTGATTCTGCCTGATCAGGCTGACGAGGCTCTGCAGAGCGGTGTCCGCCGGGTTCTTGGCATACTCCCGGAGCGCTTGGATGAGCGCCTTCTTGCGGGCCAAGTTGATCTCATGGTCGAGCTTGCGCTCTTCCTTGAACAGCTCGTCCCATTTGCCGGACTTGATCCACTTACGGACGGTGATGCCGGAGACTCCGAAGATCAGCGCCAGTTCCAGCGGATCGGTCTTGCCGTTCAGATAGGCTTCCCTGCAGTTGTCCCGCTTGATGCGGAACTCATGGCTGTTACTCATACTCGGGGCGTACCTTGTGCTTCTGCAGGTAGAGGTTGAGGTCTTTGCCGGAGCAGCGCAGCTGTCCGTTTTCTTTGGTTCTGAAAGCCGGCAGAGGATCGCCGATGTCACGTATCCAGCGGTAGACGCTGGAGCGGTCAACCCTGAGGATCTCGGCTATCTCATCGGTGCGGTAATTGCGTTCGTCTTTGAAGATGTTCATCAGTTCCTCTGCGGTGTTGGTATTCATAGGTGCCATTATTCATTCTCCTGTGCTTTGATCAAATAGAGATGAGTTACGCTGCCACTGTTTCTCACAGGGCGGGAAAGTTGAGGACGATCTGGCGGAACTGGCCCGACTCGTCTCGTTCATAGAAGTTGATGTACTGCTTGGTGGCTACCACCTGGATGGCCTGGTCGATCAGTTCCATCGCTTCCTTCCAAGTCTTATCCTTGATGTTATAACGGCGCAGGCGCAGGATGCGGTACTTGGCGATCTCGCCTTTCTTATCAACCTGGAAGGCTTCGCTGATGATGGCCCGGAGGTTGACGTTGGAGTCGGCGGACCAGGCTTTCAGGCACTCGTCTATCTTCTGCTTGGCGAGTTGGAGTTCGATGCCGAACTGGATGCGTTCCTTGAACCTGATCTCCACCCGGTACTTGCCGTCAAAGCTGTTGAGGACGGCATTGCCCTTCCAGTCCAGGCCGTTCTTCTCGGCTACCTGCTGGAGATAAAGCTCCACGTCCTCAAAGAACTTGTTCTTGTCAGCCACCATACGGTCATGCAGCTTGATGGCCCGGTTGATGGTCTTGCTTACGATGGCGTCCTGCTTGAGGATCTCAGGTCTGATGATCGAGACCGGAATGCTCTGGCCGTTAGCGTCAATACGGGTGGGTACAGGCTTCTTAGCCTTGGGGGTCTTGGGTGTGTCCATTGGATGTCTCCTTGTTGTCTGTATATTTGGCTTTCTTTTCATTCTGTTTGATATAGTTCTGCAGCATGGCGATCACAGCTCTGCGCTCCTTCTTGTCGAGTAGGTTCCAGTGGCTTTTGGAAAAGTGTTTTAGCATGAATGCCCGCAGTTGGGACTCGGTCCAAGCCGCGGTTTTCATGAGATAGAACATATACATGCCCTGGCGGTCGAAAGTAAAGACTTGGGGTCTGCCATGCCTGCGGTACTTGAGCAGGAGTGCCTTCAACTCAGTTAAGCGGTCCTCCGGCAAAGCCCTCAGCGATTCACCATAACCGAGGCCCTTGATGATGAACCTGAAGGCATCAAGCGGCCAGTGGAACTTTTTGACCCTGAGGCCGTGTATCTCCTGGCGTAGTTTTCGTTCCCGCTGTTCCTGATCCATAGAATGCCCCCGGTTGGCTGGTCTTACAGTGCTTGCTGTGGGTGTTGAGCCATACGCTTCTTAGTTCGGTACGGCGCTCTTTGCTTAGGTGGCATCCCGGCCTTGCTGCGCAGTTCGCCCAGGATGCCTTTGATCACAATCGATCCCACCATGGGGATTTTCTGGTGGTCTAATACGCAGTATCCGCTCTTATCGATGCCGATCACCTTAACCGAGGCCATCGCCTCCAGATAGACGAAGACCCACTGGCGGCTTCTCCCGAAGGCTTCTGCGATGCTCCTGATCGAGGTGAAGCTGCGTTTTTCGATCAGATCGAGAAGTGCCAGGGCTGCCTTTGGATCGAAGCTCCAGTGCGCCCGCAACTGCTTATCCAGATTGGTACTGAAACGGTTGCTACGGACATAGATGGGCTCCCGGTTGCTGGCTAACCTAATGATCTTGTCCTCAAGGAGTTCGCTTATGATAGGCTTAAGCTCCCCGATCTCCAGTCCCGTCATATTGGCGACCAAGGGCACATCGAAGGGCTTGTTATACTGGTTGACGAAGTTCAGCACAAGTTCTCTGGCGGTCATAGGTCTCTCCCCAGATCGAGATTGGCAATGGAGAGTTGGGGATTGCTGGCCTTGGCCCGCTCGATGATGTACATGATCTTCACAGCCTTACGGAGATTGCCTTCGCAGTTGAAGTCGATCTTGTTTACTATAGACTCATCCACCGGTATCTCCATCACTTCCTTGGCGATCTTGCGGATATCGTCCCTGCCCACTTTCCTGAACTCGTAGAAGTAGTTGCAGCGGTCGAAGTAGTGGCGGTTGATGGCGGCCAACCTGTTCCGGGCATCCTGCATCCCGACCAGGATCACGATGGTGAGGGTGACATCCACGATGTCCCGGATGGCACCCAAGAGCCGTTCATGTTTGAAGGCATAGTCGATCTCATCGATCACGATTACTGTCTCCGGATTGTCATCCAGGAGCTTCAGGCAGTGCTTGAAGATGTTGTTGGTGGTGCCGCTGGGGATGAACTCACCCAGTCCGAAGCGGCGGTAGAGGGCGGTCATCAGATCGACCGCGAAGGACTTGGGAGTGGTGGTCGATTCCAGCCGCATATAGATGTAACCCCGCATGAAGGCGATGCGGCTGGCATAGGTGGTCTTGCCCAGGCCGGGCTTGCCGTAGATCAGGCCCAAGCCTACCATCTCGGTCTTGGGCCGGTTCATCAGGAACTGGATGCAGGCATCGGCCCTGATTACGTTCTTGATTTGCACGAGCTTGTTAGGTTTCATTGATCCTCCTTGTCAGATTATGCCGACTTTTTTCAGCATGCCGTAGAAGCTCTCGTCATCGTCATCGTCCTGCTCTTCAGGTTCAGGATCGGCGGTTAATGTATCATCAGGTGTATCTTTAGTGTTTGGGTTTGGTTTAGCGGTTCCGAAGTTCTGCGCTTCCGGAGCTATGAACTCAAGTTCAGGCAGTTCCTTGACCATCTCCCGCTCCATCTCTTCAATGCGGTCTTGAGCCTCAGGTTCGGGTGCGGTGATCATGCCGCCTTGTTGAAAGGTGGGATTGGGTGCGTTCAGGCTTTCCCGCACATAAGGTTCGAGGAGATTATCCACCGCCTCCTGATTACGCAGTACGAAGTCTCGGGCATGCTGTTCGGTTAAGCGCTGCAGCTTCTTGATCTGCGTGTATTCCTTCTTGAGGGACTGATGCGAGACCGGGTTGTTCTTATCGATGTGGATGAAAGGATGCTGACTGCGTCTCAGCTCTGCCTGGCAGATGAAGTTGTCTTTCATGTCGTAGACCAGTATCCACCTGGCCTCGGCATAGTCATATCTGATGATCACCGGCTTGCCGATGTTGTCCATCAGGGCGACGTGCCAGTAGAGCAGCTTGTTGAATACTATACCATCGTTTCTAACTGACTTGCGTTCGGTGGCCAGCATCATGAAGTTGAGCTTATCCGGCCTGAGCATCCGCTCTTCCGGCACCAGTGCGGAACTGAATACCTGCCAGGGTGTCTTGCCTTCCAATGCACCATGCTCGGTCTCGCCGTAGATGTGCCTGATGTAGAAGCCGATCATCTGCATCGTATCCTGGATGGTGGGAGCCTCACGCTTGTATAAGGCTTTTGCCCACTTCTCATTACGCATCAGGGTGGATGGCTTGTTGGCTACGTTGGCTCCCCGGAAGCTGCTGATGAAGCGTTCGAATTGCTCCTGGAAGGTCCTGAAGAAGCGTTCGATCACCTTGGCCTTGGCATTGTAGCTCTCCGCGAAGTGAGCTTCGATACCCAACTTGGGGAAGACACCGCCTAATTCGAGTTCCAGGTCATGCCTTTCCCAGGACTCGTGGAATAACTTGGCTCTGAAGGCCTTGCCATTGTCGAGATAGACCGCTTCGGGCACGAAGGCGAAGGGTGGCCGGGTTTGCACCGTATTCCCCTCGGCATCGGTCTGCAGATACCAGTGCGAGGTATTGAGGAAGGCATTGCGGAAGGCGGTCTGGATATGCTGGCTATCCTCGGTAAAGGCGAGTGAGGCACCCACCGGATACCTGGAAGCCCAGTCGAAGACCATGATCATGGTCATGCGTTGAGCTTTACCGGTATGGGGATTGA